AAAGTTTTTCTATACTTAAACATGCCAATGGAGCAACTGACACTGTTTCTGTTAATGTGTTTGCTTGCGCTATGGATGTTAAGTTTGCTATTCCTACTCAAGTCAATCCTGGATCTATTGTTCCACAGGCAGATGAACATGCTGCTAAACCAGTTTCACGAATTGCTGGTGCAGTTGCAGCTGCCTCCAAAGCCCTTAGTAACATTCCTTATATATCACCCTTTGCTAAGGCAACCGAGATAGGCGCCCGTGCTGTTGGTGCTATAGCCACTCTCTTTGGTTACTCTAAACCTGTTATGTTAGAGGTTGTTCCTTATATACCTCGTGTTAAGAATAATTTAGCAGTGACCAACACACCAGAAGATATATTTAAACTTTCTGTTGATGCAAAGCAGGAATTAACTATAGACCCTAGGACAACGGGTCTATCTGGTGATGATGAGATGGCTATAAATAACATCGCATCGCGTGAGTCGTATCTCACCCAATTTACATGGGCGGTTGGGACAGTTTCTGAAGAGCAACTGTTCCAGTCTATCGTCGACCCTATGCTATTTAGAGCAGGACCTGGCGGATCCACAACTGAATATTACTTTCCAGCTATGGCTTTTGCCACTGTTCCGTTTAAATACTGGAGAGGAACTATTAAGTTTCGCTTTCAGGTTATTTGCTCTAAATATCATAAAGGTCGTATGAAAGTTGTGTATGATCCTTCAGGTAATACAACAGGATCTGCAGAATATAATACCGCCTATACCACAGTTATCGATATTTCAGATACCACTGATTTTTCTATTGACTGTGGCTGGGGACAGAATACAACATACAGAGAACATATTGGTTTCGACCCAGTGGTTACTGCATTTTCGGATGTTGGTCCATTGACGTATAATTCAGCAAGTGTTCCTTATGGAAATGGGACTATTGCTCTCTATGTTGTTAACGAACTTACTGTTCCCAACACTACCACTAACAATGACATTTTTGTGAACGTTTTTGTTAGTGCTTGTGATGATTTTGAGGTCGCTGCGCCAACCAATGAATATGTTGGTCGTCTTGGTTATACGCCTGAACCCGATCCACCTCCAAATCCCACATCTACTCTCAGCGAAGAAGATCCTGTGCGTCCGCAAGCTGGTGAGGAAGAAGATATTATTCCTTCTGATTCTAAACCAACTAGGCCTGACACACTTAATACCATGGCTAGCATGAACCCTACTGCCGATTATGCTAACATGATTCATTTCGGTGAGAGAATTTCCAGTATGAGACAATTGGTCAAACGTTATACTTTTCATGAAGTTATTGCCTCTACCGATGCAACAGCCCAGACAGCTGCCGCTATTTTTGCAGTTCGGAATAACTTTCCGTATATGTTTGGTTGGCAACCTTCTAACACAGAAGCCAATCAAATTGTCTGGCCTGTCGGTACCGAGAAGTTTGCTCTTGCTAAGCCTCTCTTTTTGCAATATCTTACGTTGGCTTATGCTGGTTGGCGTGGTGGACTCCGATACATCATTGACGGTTCCACTAATGCCTTTGAATTTACTTTGGCTGTAGATCGTTCACAGAACCCGGATTTTCCTGACAATTTCTATAATGCTTACGGAGATCTATCAACTTTTAACGGTCTAAAGTCTTTTTATGATTCAAATTACGTGACAACCGATGGTGTAGCAGGTAAAGCTATTGCTTCTCAAACGGTTAATGGTACTATTTCTTTTGAAGTGCCATATTACAATCGCTTTAGATTTGCACCTGCTAAGCGGTTTACACGTTTTCAAACAGATCCAGGCAGTCGCCCAGATCCATTCCAAGGGTCTTGGGTATTAAATGCAACGCAGAACATCCCAAATAAGGATAGTTCCTTACAAGTATATGTATCGGGGGCTGAAGATTTTAACACTTTCTTCTACCTCGGTCCACCTAGATTATACTTGTTTACGGAATATCCCACTGTTTAGGGAGCCGCTGGCCATCCAACCTATACACAAACAGGGTTCGGAGATAAGAACTGGTTTCAATCTTTATGAGGATTGTACAAGTGGTCTTTGATCCGCACTTCTGTTAGGAGACTTAGGGTACCTGCTGGGTACCTGATCATAGCTGTGTAGCTCAGGTATAATGTGGAGTTTGACGCCCACAGCCGCTGGATAGTTCGACAAACCCGCTAACGGGGCGGTCTCGGGGTAGCGACCCGATGGTTTTCTAGTTTCGACTTAAACTAGCGTTTACAGTATGAGAGCCCATACTGCCGCGTAGAGACATCTGCGTAGGTTGGG